GGCATCGAGGTGCGGTACGCACACAAGCAGTCCGAGGTCCGCGACGGCATCACCATCGCGAACTACGAACGGCTCGACCGGTTCGACGTCGAGACGTTCGCCGGCGTGGTGCTCGACGAGTCCAGCATCCTCAAGGCCTTCGTCGGCAAGACGAAACGCGCGCTGGTCGAGCGGTGCCAGCGCGTGCCGTACCGGCTCGCGTGCACGGCGACGCCTGCGCCCAACGATCACATGGAGCTTGGCAACCACAGCGAGTTCCTCGGCCTCTTGCAAGGCAACGAGATGCTGGGCCGCTGGTTCATCAACGACACGTCGAGCTTCGGCAGCTACCGCCTCAAGGGGCACGCGGTCGTTCCATTCTGGGATTGGGTCTCGTCGTGGGCGATGATGGTCGGCAAGCCCTCGGACATCGGGCACGACGACGCCGGCTACGACATGCCGGAGCTGCACGTGTTCCCTCACGTCGTCGACGTCGACGTGACCACGGACCGCGGCGGTGCGCTGTTCCGGATCCCCGGGATGAGCGCGACGAAGGTGCACGAGGAGAAGCGGCGGACCGTCGATGACCGCGCGCGGCGCGTCGCCGAGCTGGTCGCCGCGGAGCCCGACGAGTCGTGGATCGTCTGGTGCGACACGGACTACGAGGCCGACGCGCTCACGAAGGCGATGCCCGGCGCCGTCGAGGTGCGCGGCTCGCACAAGGTCGAGGCGAAGGAGCGCGCGGCACTCGACTTCGTGGACGGGAAGAGTCGCACGCTCGTGAGCAAGCCGCGGATCTTCGGGTGGGGGATGAACTGGCAGCACTGCGCGCGCGTCGCCTTCGTCGGCGCGACGTACAGCTACGAGTCATTCTACCAGGCCATCCGGCGCACGTGGCGGTTCGGCCAGACGCGGCCCGTGCACGCGCACGTGATGGTCGCGACGACGGAGATGGACGTGTGGAACGCGATGCTCTCGAAGCAGCGCGAGCACGTCGAGATGCAGGCGCAGATGTTCGCGGCCGCGCGCCGCGCGCAGTCGAGGCGTGACGGTGGGCGTTCGGAAGCGGTCCCAGCACCCCGCAATGGCCCCCTCCGCGCGCGCCGAGCGGGGCAGGCCCCTGGTGTCGTTCAGCCTAACGACGGAGGCGCTGGAGGCCATCGCCGAGGCCGACGGGACGCGGCGCAGCGCCGTCGTCGTGCGGCTCGCCATCGAGGAGCGCGCGCGCCGCGGCATCTGAACGACGAAACCCCCGAAGCCTCGCGGCTCCGGGGGTCGTCTGCGTTCACTCGCCTTCGGGGGTATCGGGTCCGTCGCGCAGACGCTTCACCTCGCCCTCCAGCGTGGTCACGCGGGTGCCGAGCACGGCCTGGTCCCGCCGCACCTCGTCGATGATCCCCAGCTTGGTTTCGAGCTTGTCGATCCGGCCGACCGTGACGTCGAGCTTCTCGGTCGCCTTGCTCATCTGCATCGAGGCGCGGATCACGAGGCCGATCGCTGCGAGCAGCGCGGCGTTGTCGAGGCTGACGTTCACGCCGCACCTCCGGCCGCGAGCTACAACGGAGCCACTATCGACTCGGCTCGGGGCATCTCGGGGACGGCCGGCGCGAGCGCCGTCACGACCGCATCGATCGTTGCGTCGTCGAGCTGCCCCGTCGCGGCGAGCCCCTGCGTGGCCTGCCAGGCGCGCAGGCAGCGCTCCGTCTGCGGTCCCCACCGGCCGTCCGGCGACGCGCCGACGAGCCGTTGGATGGTCGCGAGCGGGGGCGCGGTGGGGAGCGGGTGCGGCTCGCCGACCTTCGACCTCTCGACGAACAGCTCGACGTCGCGATCGTCGACGTCGCCGTCGCCGTCCTCGTCCTTCGCGAAGACGTCGCGATCGATGTCGGTCCGGCACCCCGCGACCCGCTCGCCGCCGTCGCCCGAGTACTGCCAGGCGGCGAAGCGGCCGGCCCACTGCGAGGGGACGAGCGGGCGCGCCGCGCTCGTGTAGTGCGCCGTCCACAGCTCGCGCTTCGCGAGCGGCGAGTCGGCCGGCCACTTCACGGAGTCGGTGAACCCCTTGCCGGTGTAGATGACGCACTCGCGCCCGGTGACGTGCTCGACGAAGCGGACCCAACGGACCGCGGCGCCGTGCTCGTCGCGCCCGTGCACCTCCCAGTCGAGCACCGGCGGAAGGTCGTCATCCGTGGGCACGTACGCGCGGCAGAAGGCGCGCGCCTGCGCCTCTACGTCGCCGCTCGGGTAGACGACGCCGTAGGCGCCGAAGCGGAGCCCTGCTGCACGCGCGCCCGCGCGGTACTCGTTGAAGCGCGAGTCATGGGTCTCGCCGTTCACCGCGCGCGCAATGACGCCGACGATTCGGCGCCCGTCGGGCGAGCGCCACGCGGCGAGCGCGGCGAAGTCGACCTCTCCCTACAGGGACGAGACGTCGACGAACAGCAGGCCTGCAGGGGTACTCATTCGGGTCCTCTCAGATCGCGTCGACGCGCATCATCATGTCGGGCTGGTTCTTGTCCGGGAACGTCTTCACGGTGCCGTCGGGGAAGGCCACGCGGACGTGCAGGTAGTAGGTCCCGACGGCGAGCGACTGCACCTCGTCGTCGAGCCACTAGTGACGCCACCATCCCTCGCTCGGCGTCAGGGGGGAGAGCGTCAGCGCGCCTGTCGCGCCGTGCTGGTGCCGCCACAGGAGCACGGCCGATGCCTCGACGCACGGCACGCCTCCGTCATTGTCGCGCACCTGCACGTCGAGCGCGGGCGCGTTGTCGCCCTGATAGATCGCGTAGGTCGACACGGGCACACCTCGAAGATAGAGCGCCACAGCTCGGCGCGGGGTGACGAGAGCGAGCGAGCGCTGCGATGGTTCGGCGACAAGCGCGCTGCGGCGGTGAACGGCGACGGAGCCCGCGCGCGCAGGCGCAGCGGCGAGAAGTGCGCTTCGACGCCAGAGCGCGATCGCGATCGTGTAGGGGGGCTCGCCTCCTCGCGGGTCGAACCCGATCGCGGTGATCGACGAGAAGTCCCCGCCGCCCGCGCCGGTGATGACGAGTCGAGCCACGCCAGCGCCGACGAGCGGCGAGAGCGATCCAGCGCCCACGCCGACGAACGCGAACGCGCCGGCACCCGAAGCGACGAGCGGCGAGACGGCCCCGCCGCCCGAGGCGACGAACGTCTCCGTGCCGAGCCCGAAGCCGACCAGCGACGAGAGCGAGCCCACTCCGCTGGCGACGAACGCGAGCTCGCCCGCGCCCGTCGCGGTCAGCGAAGAGATCGAGCCGACGCCCGACGCGAGGTAGACGGTCGGCGCGGTCTATTGAACGATCGAAACGAAGGCGCCGAGCACGCTGCACCTCCGCGTGCGAGGTCAGAGAAGATCGCGGGCGCCCGCGAGACTGCGAGCGCCCGCGTGCCGGTTCAGACCGGGACCTCTTCCCAGCAGGCCGACATGATGACGAGCGGCGAGGTGCCGGCCGCCGCGATGCCGGCCATGCACAGCACGGCGCCCGGAGCGATGATGATCTCCCCCTGCACGTCGTCGACGAGCGGGGCGCTGATCGACGCAGTGGTCGCGAGGAAGGCGCCGAGGACGTACGCGGGGCGGAGGATGGTCGGCAGCGTGATCGTCGCGCCGTTCCACGCGAGCCCGACGCCGGTGAACGCGTTGCCGATCACGGCATTGCGGACGGCGAGCGCGGTGCCTCCGGTGTACCCGGAGACGCCGCCCGCGTAGACGATCGAGCCGCCGCCGAGGGTGCCGCTGACGTAGCCGAGCGACGTGCGCATCAGGACGAGGTTCTTGCCGCTGCCGGCGGGGTTGGCCAGGCAGAACGTGGGCGTCGTGGAGAGCGCGGTGCCGGGCGCGACGCCGGTGGGGAGGTTCGACGCCATGAAGAGGCCGCCGCGGTAGGCCGGCTCGTAGAATCGACCGTGCGAGTCGCTGATGGCGACCGTTCCGTCCTTGAGCAACCGCGGGGGCTGCTGCACGCCATCCTGGAGAGCCTAGGGGCCGACGCGACCTTCAATTTGCATGTTAATTCTCCGATTGTCAGGTGTTCACGGTGGTGGTCGTGACTGCCATTGCAGCGCCGGCCGGGAGCATGTGCGCGAGCGTCGCGCTGATGTATGAGAGCAAGACCACGACTTCCTCGAGAAGCTTTCGTGCGTCCTCGTCGTACGTGCGCACGCTCGTCGCGCCGTTGCGCAGCTGAACGCCTACAGGCCGTACGAGGCCTCGTTCGTCGACGCCGGCGACCGCGACAGGCGCGGCCTTCTGCTCGGCGCCAGAGGCCTCGCGGCCGACGACGCCAGAGTTCGGCGACAGCGAGACGACGAGCGCGGGGTCTGCCGCTGCGGCCGCTACGCTCGCAGCCTTCACCGCAGCAGCGTTCGTGCCGTCGGTGATTCGATGGTAGATGCCGCGCGCAGCCGCGTCGCCCGTTGGCATCGCGTTCGTGCCGTCGGTGACGGTGACGAATCCGCGTCGCGCAGCCGCATCCATCGTCGGCATCGCGAACGCGCCATCCGCGTCGGTGATTCGCACCGCGGTCCACGTTGGCAGCGTGTTCGCGCCCGCGGGCCGGACTACGATGCCGGTGGCGTTCGCGCTCGCAGCGCGAGCTACGGTGTCGGGGCACGCCTGCGCGTTGCCCTGGTCGACGAGCGACTCGACCGCGATGCGCGTCAGTTCCCAGGCCTCGCGCAGAGACGGGTCGACGATGTTGACTGCGAGCGCGTTGCGCCCGTTGATGTGCTCGACGTCGATCGCGCGTCCGTCATTGTCGCCGTCGGCGATGACGACGGGAAGCGGGTTCGTCATCGTGACGGGGCCGCCGTCGACGCCGGCCGGCCCGGTGTAGAGCTTCGACGCGGGGATCTTGATGCCGCCGCCGACGTCCTCCGCGCGCGCGGTGTCCCCGCCACCTACCGCGGGATTCAGCTGGATGTTGTCGGCCACGTCAGCCTCCGATCACGCGGGGAAGGTCTCGCTGTAGGAGCCGACCGCGGCGATCGCGCCCATGACGAACGTCGTCGCGCCGAAGTTGAGATTGCATCCGCTCGCGCCCGCAGACCCGTCGAGAATCGGCGTGTGGTCCGCCTTCGTCAGCCGGTACCATGCGGGGTCCCCCGTCGCGAGGATCGCCGCGCTGCCGATGCCGCCGACGGTGATGCTCGCGACGCCGCCGGCCGCCGCCGCGAACGGCGTGGCAGAGAGCGGGAGGCGCACGAGCATGGTCTACGTCGTGACCGCGGAGTCGGCGTCGTTGGGCTGGTCCCCGTCGTAGACGTCGACGAACCCGCTCGCCGCATCCGCGAGGATCATGTCGAGCCCCGCGTCGCGGTACCGGACCGCGAGCTTGCTGTTCAGGCTCACGGCATCGCCTCGATTTGCTACAGGGCGAGCTCGGTCGGGCTCGGCAGCGGCATCGCGGCCTCGACGGCGGCGGCGACGGAGCCCGAGAGCTTCCCCTCGCGGTACGCGCCCGTCACGAGGTCGGCGATCTCCGGGAACAGCTTGAACGCAGCGCCCAGGATGAGCGAGCCCACCTCGACGATCTTGCCGGCGTCAGCCATCGATCCCTCCGTCCGTACGCACGCACGTCCCGAGCTGGTTCGCCGCGACCTGCGCCATGAAGCTGGTGGCGAAGTCCACGGTCGTGGGGATCTTCGCGCCGAACGCGCGCGCCCCGTCGATCTGCGCGAGCAGCGCGTTCTTCGTGTCGAGCATCGCGCACGCCGGCGCGCCCGCGCTCCCATCGATCCACGCGTCGACCGCGTAGCCGGCCGTGACCAGCTCGGCGCGCGTCTTCACGTATGCGTCGTCGCAGGCGTGCGCGATGGCCTCGCCCTTCGCCTTGTCGCCCGCTCGAGCGGTCGCGAGCGCGACGTCGGCGCACAGCTCGTCGACAATGCGAGACGCGCCGGCGGCCGTCACGATGGACGTGCCGACGTCGCGCTAGACCGTCTGCGCCGACGGGAGCGACGAGCACGAGGCCAGCGCCGCGGGGAGCGCGAGCGCCACGACTGCGAGCGCTGCGCTCGCGAGCCCGAGGAAGCGTGCGAGCGCGCGCTTCGCGAGATCCTGCGCCGCCGGCGGGAGCATCGCCTCGGCGATCCGCAGGATGCCCTGGAGGATCTTCGGCGCGTCGAATCCGAGACCGCGCGCGACCTCGATCGTGCCGGCGAGCGCCGGGTGCTTGCCCTTGTACGCGGCCCACCACGCCGAGCCCGCGATGCGGAGGGAGATCGAGACGACCGCGACCAGGACGTATGCGGTCATGTACGGGTGCGCCGCGATGAACGCGCGCGCGGAGTCGAAAATCTGCATGGTGGTCCTCACGAGTAGAAGTCTGCGCCGTCGGTCACAACGAGCGCGCGCGAGCCGTTGGCGACGGTCGTCGTCGCGCCAGTCGCTCCCTTCACGATGACCGAGAAGGCGCCCGTGCACGCGTTAATGATGTGCCACGCGCGGCCGGGGGTGAGCGGCAGCACGAGGTTGCGGTTCGCCGTGATCGCGCCGGTCAGACGCAGCACGTACTTGTCCGTCACCACCGACGCAGGCGTCTGGTTCGCGTCGGCCATGGCGATGACCGCGAAGCCGGGCGGCCCCCACGAGCCGTCTCCGTGGAACGACTTGTACGCCTCGCCAGGCAGGCTCACGAGGCCGTAGCCGCCGATCGTCGCCGGGAAGTAGGTTCCCGTCGCGCAAATCGACTAGTCGTCTCCGATGTTCACCGCAGTGACCGCCGCCCCCACGGGGAGCGCGACTTGCGCGCCGCCACGGTCGAGTACTACTGCGTTCGTCGTGAAGTTCTTCGCCGTCCAGATGTGGCCGTCCGGGACCGCGATCCCGTCGAGGAGGACCGTGACGTCCCCGAGCGTCGACCCGTAGAAGTAGATGGAATCCGCATTGGCTTCGGCCTCCGTCGGCGCGATCTCGTCGTTGGCGCCAGAGAGGTCGATACGGGCCTCCCGCCGTGCGGATGAGATCGAACGGAACGCCGAGCCCGTCGAGTACACGAGCGAGCTCGTGCCGTGCGCGACGATCGCCCCGGCGCCGGTGGCCCCCTGCACGGTGATGCTGAACCCGCCCGTTGTCTGGTTCAGGACGATCCACCCGCCGTCCTTGAACGGGAGCTACAACGCGCGCGGGGCCGTCAGCGTGCCGGTCAGGACGAGGACCTGCGCCTTCGCCTCGGCGTCGCTCGCGACCGTCGGGAGCGACGTGTCGCCGATGGTGACCGTCGCGCGACCGCCGAACCGGAACGCCTCACCAAGCCATTCGAGGGACATGCATGCTCGCTTTCAGGGCCGGATGGCCATCGCGCGGAGGGAGAGCACCTGCGCGCTCGACGACGTGCCGTTGTCCTGCGCCTTGCTCTGCACCTTGATCCCGTACGTTCCGCCGGCGCCGACGGTGCGCTGAAAGATGATGGTCGGGAACGCCGCCACCAGCACGTCGGAGACCTGCGGGCCGAGCGCCGCGCCTTCGGTGACGGCGGAGTAGGCGCCGCCATTCTCCGAGACGAGGAGCTGCACGACGCTATTGTTTTTCAGCGCGCACCCGAGCTGCACGAAGCACTCGACGCGCACGATGTCGTACTACTGCAGCCCGGGGATCGAGATCGCCGCGCCCGAGATGTCTCCGTAGGTGCTCGACGTCGTGGTGCGCGTGGCGACGGACGCCACCGACGTCGCGGCCACGATTCGGTTGACCGGCGCGTAGTTCGCGAGGATGTGGACCCAGCGCCCGCCGCCGACCGTCGGCGCAACGATCCACGGAAGCGTCTCGGTCGCGCTCGACCCGGAGTCGTAGCGATAGAGCCCAACGCCCGGGACGAGCCGCAAGTCCTTCGTCGCGAGCCCAGCGACGGAGATGGCCTTGAGCGCCGTGACGTCTGCGGCCTCCCGCAGGAGCTTCACGCCGAGCGACTCGGCGAGCGCCTGCAGGTACGCGGTGCGGTCCGCGAGCGTCTGGAATGGCGTCTACACGCTCGCGGCGGTGCGCGCGTCGCCGCCGGCGGGGACCACGACGGGGCCGGCGAAACTTGCGGAGCTGTCGATCAGAGTCGTAGGCATCGGTCACACTCCCAGGTAGGCGACGGTCGCGCCCCACGTGCCGGCTTCGTCCCACGAGCCGTCCGGGTAGTCCCAGAGCTCGCCGGACAGGATGACGATCAAGCTGGCGCAAACGGAGTGCGCCGCCTTCCACTTGCGGATCAGGCGCTGGAGGAACAGCACCGTCTCGGTCGGTTCGAGGTCGGTCCAGAGCCCGCCGTCACCCCACGTGCCGGGGTCGCTCCAGAGGTCCGGCATCGAGAAGCCGTTCGGCAGCCCGACGATGACCCAAAATCGCCACCAGTCCGCGCCCGCGCGCGCATCGGCGGCCCAGTCCGAGTCCTCGAGGACGACGGCCGTCGACGCGCCGGCCTCGGTCAGCGCGGCCTGCAGTCCCGCCTTCGTCGCCCCGCGGAGGTACGCGGCGAACGCGCGCCGGAGCCGCTCGCGGAATGACACGTCGGACTCGCCGGGGATTCGCTCGAGCTTCCGGTCCGCGGCGTGCGCCGCGAGCGCGTCCTCGGGCGCGAACGCCACCCAGCGAGCCGCGACAGCCTGCGTCGCAGCCTCGGCGAGCGCGTTCGCGACGGTGGCGACGATGCTGCTCCAGCGCCGCCCCCACTTCCGCGACAGGTAGCGCTGGTGCGCGCGGACGGCGAAGTCGAGGTAGCTCACGCGGTCACCCACGACAGCGAGTTG